AGTTAAAACTTTTAAGCCCGATGAAAAAGAAATAGATTATGAAGAAAAGGTAAAGCAATATCACACCGGCGGTGGTTGGTATGAACTGCCTGATGTTGAGAAAAACATGAGAAAAGATGAAGCTATTGCCGCACTGAAAGAAAGTGATCAATAATGACTATGACAGACGAAGAAGTAGAAGTTGCTTATCAAGATATTATTGATGGTTATGTTGGTTATGAAATTGACTGGGCCAACCCTCCAGGAGAAGCTGCTATTGCTTTAGAAAGTTTAATAGAAAACCATGATCCAGGAGAAGATAACGTGCTTTCAGAAAGCATTGATGATTTATCACAGTCTTTTGGAAGTAAAAAAGATTTTTATGAAAGTGTAATGAAACCACTTCATAACATAAGGCAATTCAAATGGTAACAGTTAATGAAGAATTCAATCATATACCAGATATTCAGAAAGAATTAAGATATATTATGAACCACCATATTGAGATCGGTGTATTTGGAGAAGATGATAGTGACTTATTAATGATAGCAAGAGTTCATGAGTATGGCGTTGATATTGATGTAACGCCTAAAATGAGGGCTTATCTGCATTATATAGGTATTCATCTAAGCCCAAGCACTCAACAGGTTAAGATACCAGAGCGCTCTTTTATGAGGTCAGGGTTTGATAGCAGGGAAAAGAAGATACAAAAGCAAGCCGAAAAGCTAATAACTGATGTATTGATGATGAAAACAAAAGCAAAACCTGCAATGGAATCGCTAGGCCAAATTATGGTTACTCAAATACAGTCTTATATGACTAAACTAAGAGAGCCAGCCAATCACCCAGCTACAGTTAGGAACAAAAAGAGCAGCAATCCTCTTATTAACAGCGGTAAATTAAGAGATGAAGGAATTACTTACAAAATAAGGAGCAATTAACATGAAAGCTAAATTTGAAAGGTTAATCAAAAAGAATAGCAGCACATATACTTTTACCACCATTGATGAAGGCCATTTTGAAGGTCCCAACTGGGTAGAAGGCAATCCTATTCAAGTTGATGTTGAATGCTCAATATTTCCTTTTAGCACCAAAGATGTTGCCAGATATGATGGTTTAGGATATACAACTAAAGATATTAAAATATTCCTTCCGGAATCAGAAGACATCAGTTTTAAGAAAGAGGATAATTTAGTCTACAAGGGTGAAACTTATGAGTTGGACAGGCCAGATGATAGGACCACTCATTCTGATTTCATTAAGTGGTTTGCAAAGCGAGTTGAGAATCAATGATAGATACTAAACAGTTTATGAGCGATTTGTGGGGTCCGTTAGATACTATTTTTAGTGGCAATTTGCAAATTTTATTAGCTGATCAGGAAGTTCCGCCGGGTAAACTGGATAATAATAGAGTTATTTATAAAATGATTTCAATGCCAGGGAACTATTCCAGACAGTCAATTCAACAGTCTGATGAAGTGGTAGCAAGTACAGATGAAAACTTTGAGCATGATATAATGAGAACTTCTGTTTTATATCCAGATGGAACAATTTCTTTTAATGGATTTGGACCGGATGCAATAAATAACCTACAGCAGATTAGAGAGTGGTTTAACATTCCTAATCGGGGAGATTATTGGCTGCATGATAACTGGAATTGTTCAATTAGAGATATCACTGAGGTTCAGAATAGAACAGCTTTTTTAGAAACAGACTTTGAGAAAAGATACGGATTCGATGTAATTCTTAATTTTAGAGATGTAGTTGAAGATAGACTAGATACAATTGAAAAAATAAAGGGAACATTTAACGGAATACCTTATGAGGAGGATTTATAAATGAGCAGATTTATTGAAGTAAATATTACTGATCAGACAAAACCTGTTAGTCAAGCTGGTTTTGGTACAGCTTTTCTTTTAGAGCCAGTCTCTGCTTCTGGTGATGAATATCAATATACAGAAGTGAGAAGTGTTGATGATATTCCAGAAGCAGCAGGTGAATTAGCAGCTGATATGGCGAACGCTTATCTTAGCCAATCACCAACAGCTGGTGTAATTAACATGCAAGGTGTTTATGTTGATGATTTAGAAGGAACAGCAACTGATATCACCGAAGCACTTAATCAAGTATATGAAGATAATGATGACTGGTATGGCTTACTATTGGCGAGCAGAATTCAAGTTGATATTGAAGAAGCAGCCGGATGGACTCCAGCAACTAAGTTGTTTATTACCCAACCTGTTGAACCGGATTGGGCTGGATTAGGAGCATATAATCTTGCCGGTTATAATAACACTGGTATTTTCCCAAGTATTGAAGAGCAGGCAATTGATGCGGCGATTATGGCCCGGATGTTTGCGACTGATCCAGGTAGTGCAACATGGAAGTGGAAAACACTTAACGGGGTAACTTCATCTGGTTATACCAACACTGAAATATCATCTATGTTAAGCCCAGATGAGGGCGAAGCATTCATGAACCCAGTGATTTATGAAAAGGGAATATATTACACAGCGGAAGGCAAAACTGGTGATGGTAGCTTTTTAGATATTACAAGAGCTATTGATTGGATGGAAGCAAGAATAACAGAAAACTTATTCCAGTTATTCATTAATACTGATAAGGTGCCTTATACAGACGATGGTATTGCTCAAGTTGTTGCTAGACTAGAAGAAATATTAAGGTTTGCAGTTGATAGAGATGTTATCGCTGTTGACTCTGAAGGAGTACCGCTTTATACACTTGATATTCCTTCAAGAACAGATATACCAACAAATACCAGAGCTAATCGTATATTGCCAGACGTTGATTTTGAAGCGACTGTAGCGGGAGCAGTTCATTCTGTTAGCGTCGCAGGCGTATTAAAAGTATAGAAAGGATGATGTAAATGCCAGCAGATAGTTATGATCCAAAAAAAGTTAATGTATTTGCTAAAAATCATAAAGTTGTAGGCTGGGCTGAAGGAACTATGATTTCTGGAAGCAGAAGTGAAGACAAGCAATCAATGAATGTTGGTTCTAAAGGTGAAGTTACATTTGTTGAAAGCGGCAATCAGAGCGGAACTATTGAGATCACTTTAAAACATAATTCAGCTTCTTTGCCTTATTTTAAAAGACTTTATGATACAGGAGAAAAGTTTCCTATAACTGCAAATGATATGAGAGATGGCAGCAGAATGGGCGGAACGGAAGCTAAAGTAATGTCAATGGGCAGTTATGAACGCGGAAACGATGTATCAGACAAAACACTAACCATAGGCGTTGCTAATTTTGATGAATTTTATTAAAAATAATTGGAGGTATAAATAATGCCTAAAAACAAAGAAATTAAAATTGGAAATACAGATTTTAAACTTCAGCACCCAGGAATTGGTTGGAGCCTTGATATCGATGAAGATTTTAGACGAGGAAAAATGAAAGCGTCTGAATTTGCACAAACTCTTATAGAAAATGTGGTAGTTGAACCTGCCAACTTTGGATTAGAAGATTTTCAAAGTGTGCACGAAGTATCAGAGTTTAATAAAAAAGTGAGAGATTTCCTTTAACCCAAGTGAATTAAGAAATCATGAAGGGAAAAAGAAGGTTAATTTTTCCGCTTACAAAAGAAAAATTAAAGGAAATAAAAAAATAAAATGGCAGTTAGTTTTTGAAGGTGGAATAGCACCGTCAGAAGTAGATAAAATGGACACTGACAAAATGCTTGAAGCCTTCGCTGCCCTTTCTGTTCTATCAAAGCAGAAAAGAGGTGAATAAATGGATGGTTTAGTAAGAAGTTTAGCAATTGGCTTAAGTTGGAAATTAGATAATAAAGGGCTAATTAAAGCTAATGAACAAACTGATGGTTTAATAAATAATGCAAATAGTGCTGAAAATGAAATGAATCAATTAGGCAGAGCTGGAAATACAGCTGGTAGCAAAATAGGAAGAGCTTTTGATGCTGCAAGCAAAAAAATTAGTTCAGGGTTAGGAATTTTAGCTGATTATCGTTATGAATTAGCTGCAACAGCTGCTGCAGGAACATTTGGCATATTTAAATTAGCAAGTATGGCCGGAGATGCTCAAGAAGAGTTAAATGCTATGGGAATACTTTTTGGAGATTATACTTCAGAAGCGGTTCAATGGGCGGAAAATTATTCAAACCAAATAAATAGAAGTAAAAACGATACTATTGGGTGGTTGAATGCTTTTCAGGGAACATTAGTCCCACTTGGTATGGCCAGAGAACAAGCTACATCACTTTCGAAGGAATTAGTTCAAACTACATCAGATTTAGGATCATTGTACAATGTTAAAACTAATAGAGCTATTGAAGCAATGACCTCTGCTTTGATAGGAAACCATGAAGCAGCAAGAATTTTAAAAGTACAATTAGCAGAAGGTAATCTAAACGCTAGAGCAATGGCTATGGGTTATGAAGAAAATTTTGCTCAATTAGATCCGTTAGTTAAGCTAGAAGTAAGATATCAAGAAATATTAGCGCAATCAGAAGTTGCTATGGGCAATGCTGCAGAGACCTCTGACGATTATAACAACTTAATATTAGGTTTTAAAGGTAATTTAAGAGATTTAGGTATTGCAATGGGTACTGCTTATATACCATCAATAGAAGATGGCTTAAGAGTGACTAATGATTTTTTAAGCACTTTAGTTGAAAGCGAATGGACTAAACCGATTGCTAGAGTTTTAGCTTTAGGAACAGCTTTTTCAGGACTTGCTGCAGGCATTGGTATAACTTATGCTCTAGCAGGAGCTATTGGAATAGGCGCCGCACCATTAGCGGGGATAATGCTCGGAATAGGTGCACTGATATTAATAGTAGAAGATTTATGGACCGGTTTTCAAGGCGGAGAAAGTATAATATTTAATATCGTAGATTGGTTTGGAAAGGTTACGGGTCAATCTGATAAATTATCTAATGCTATTGATTGGTTAGGTGATAAATTTGAATTAATGAAAGAAGATTTATCATTATTAGCAAGTGGTTTAATTGATACTTTTTCTGGTTTTGGAGAATTTATTGTAGGGATATTTACATTTGATAAGGAAAAAATAACTAATGGTTTTGAAACAATGGTTAATGGATTAGGTGATTTAGTTTTAGGTTTTGGCTATTCACTATTTCACACATCAGCATTTATTGGTGAAGGTGTAGCCAATACAATGATTTGGGCGTTAAAGTCAATAGGTTTTGGTGTAATAAAAATTGGAGAAAAATTAATTAATAGCTTTCTTTTTGGAATTGAAATTGGTTGGAATAATTTAGTAGACTGGATAGATGAAAAAACCGGTATTCAATTACCTAAAATAGATATGCCAGAAATTAATATATTAGGAACTGTTCAATCAGCTTGGAATGTTATGGTTGATTGGTGGGAAGATGTATCAACACTTAGTTTTGACTTTGAAATGCCTAACATAGGTGGATTTATTGATGAACAAGTTCAAAAACTACCAGATTGGTCTAAAAAACTATTGGGCATAGAAAACGAAGTAGTAGAAAAAGAAAGTAAAGAAATTCAAAACAATAACTCTACAAATATTAATAATACAGAAGTTAATGAAAATATAACAATAAATGTCGATGGCTCTAAAGATCCAAAAGAAGTGAGCAGGTTAATTGATCAGAAATTAAAAACTAGAGAACGAATACTAGCGGGAGAGGTAGGTGTCAATCTCTAATGGATTGGACTTTTATAGACGATGTATTAGTTGATGCAACTGAATCAGAAGCGCCTACTTTTTCTAATGAAATAACAGAAAATCCTGTTGAAGATGGTACTGTAATAACTGATCACATTAATCAAAACCCAGACACTCTTGAGTTAAATGTTGTTATAACTGGAGAATATGAAGGAACACCGCAGGAAAAATATGAGCGATTACTTGAGATTAGAAATAATAGAGAAATAATTTCAGTTATTGGAGCGCTGCAGGTATATGAAAATATGGCAATCAGCGAAATAAACCTTGAAAAGTCTGCAGATAATTTAAAAGGTTATTCAGGAACAATATCATTTCAGCAGGTTAGATTTGCTACTGCTCAAACAATAACTGTAGAAATAGCACCGCCTGTTATTGATGGAGAAGAGCAGCCAGCTCCAGAAGAAGAAAAAAGCGAAACATCTACTAAAGACAGTGAAACTGAAGAAGTTGATGAAGAAACAGTTGGGAATAAAAGCCTAAATATTAAAATCTATGAGTCTCTTGAAAGTTTATTAGATGGTGGTTCACAATGATAAAACTTAATTATTTACCTATTAACAAAAGTAAAAATCAAACTGACCGTTTCATAATAGAACTTGATGAAAATAATTATATATTTGAAGTGTACTGGAATCCGATAGAAAAATATTTTGCTTTTAATATGTACGATATTGATGAAGATCCTATAATTTTAGGTAGAAAAATCACTTATAATGTCAACATGCTGGATAATATCGTTGATGAAAGAGTGCCAGCTGTACAAATAACTCCTGTTAATCCTGCTGTAGAAGATGATCACATAACTTATGATAAATTTATGGATTCAATTAAATGTTATATCTTTGCTGCAGGTGATGAGTAATGATGCTATATAGAAAAGCAGAAGTAATTGTCGAAGATTGGAAAGTTACCTATCCAGAATTATATTTAGAAGCTGAAATAAATTTCAATGACAGCAGCGAAAGCAATATTGGAATGATTAAGTTTTATAATCTATCAGATAAAAGTATTAAAAAGTTAAAAAAAGATAAATTAATTCAACTTAATGCTGGGTACGAAGGTGATTTAGGAAGCCTTTTACCTGGCATTATTATTAATGAAACAACAAATTATGAAGGAACAGACAAAATAACCGAGCTTGTCATCGGCGATGGCACTGAACGCTGGCTTAATGCGACAATCAATAAAACTTGGAAAATTGGCATAACATCTGACAGAATAGTTAAAACTTGCGCAGAAATGCTACCATTTAATTTTAAGGGCTATGAAGCTGAGACAATACCCTACCCTAAAGGCAAGACTCACAGTGGCACTATTAAATCATTACTCGAAGAGATAGCAAGCGATATAGGTGCAAAACTGCACGTCTCACGAGGTTTTATATACTTTAGACCTCCCGAAAAGGGAAGCTTTGAGATAGTTAACCTCAATAAAGATACAGGTCTTATAGGAACGCCGACAATCTCTCAAAGTGATAAAGGTATTGCTTATGAGGTAGACAGCTTACTTAATTATAGGCTCTGGACCGATAATTTAATTAATATTGAAAGCAAGACAATTAACGGACTGTATAAAATAGTTGGTGGCACTCATTCGATAGCTGGTGGAGATTTTATTACTACAATGGAGGTGGAGAAATACGATGGTTAACATGAATGATATAACGCGCAAAATGATTAATGATGCAGTTAGTGATATTCATACTTCTCTGCCTGCAAAAATTAATAAATATGATGCTGAAAAAATGAGAGCTGAAATTACATTAATAAGCAAGCAGAACCTCGAAGGTGAAATGGTTGAAATACCTCCAGTTTTAGAGGTGCCGGTGGGATTTATGAAAGCTGGTCCATTTATTATAAGACCTCCATTTAAAAAGGGAGATGTAGTTGTAGTAGTTTTTTCTGAAAAAGCTATTGATCAGCTATTAATAAGCGGAAAATCAGAGAAAGTTAAATATACCAGAATGCACAGTATTGATGATGCAATTATAGTTAACAGTCTGCAGCTGGAATCAGAAAGCGACTTAAACAGCAGCTATACTTCTGATCTACTCATAGAAAATCAAGAAGCAGGCAGCAGAATAGTAATGAAAGCAAATGGTGATTTATTAATAGAAACTAATGGAAAAGTTAATGCCACTTCAACTGATACAACTACTATAACAGCACCAAAAATTATAGTAGATGCTGAAACACATTTAGGTGGT